ACAAGTCTTGTAGCCATACGCTCCGCTATTGCTTTCCACATAACTCTACCAAGTAAAGATAGTATAGTTTCTTTTAGTACCATATATAGTATTTGTGTCATTTGTTACTCCTTATAAATTCTCTTGCTACACTTCTAAGTGCAATTATGTCTGTTATAAACTCATCAGCTTTCTCCTCATAGTGAGGGAATATCTTATGATCTGTCTTGTCTGGGTATTCTTTAGCTTCTGCTATCTTGGCATCTACTTCAGCTTTAGTAGCTTCTTTAGCCATTTCTTTGATCATTATATTTTCTCCAATAAAACCAACTAAAAGACTTATTACCTAACCACATTATAGCAGCCATGATAATACATCCTTTTGATCTTACACATTTAAATAGTTTATTATCTACTTCAGATTTAGTCATACCTTTACCCGCAGGTGTCATGTACTCTTTATCATGAGTATCACAACACTCAGCCCATGACTTACCAAACCACCCATCAAACCAACATGTACACTTATTTCTATTACACATATTAACTACCTTTATATCTATCTATTAACACCATAGCAATAGGTAGAGCAATAGTATATACTATATCTAGTAACTCTGGTGTGCCTTTACCTGATACTTTATCATATACTTCTTTTCCTATAGCTATAACTATTACCAATGCTAATGCAAAGGTAGTAGGTAGTACTAGTGTAGATAATAGGTATATCCAAGAACCATAGAATGCATGGTTAGCTAAGTCTTGTCTTATAAGTATGTTATTCATTTTAACCTCTTTCACTAAACTATCTAGCCTACTTCAGGCTTGTAACAGTTGAGCCATCTGTATGAGTTATTGTAAACTCACTCTCTATGTCGTTTTTTAGTGTTATATTACTTGCCATTTAATTATCCTTTAGTGCATAACTGCTATTGTTTCATTGGTTAAATTCTTTAGGGTACTTACTTCTTTTAAAGAGTATGTAACACTAGCATCCACTACTAGCCCTATACATTCGGTAATCCCAGCTGTTTGAGAATATACAAAAGCATTAGTAGCTGTAGCAGCTCCACTATTATATAAACTACCAGTAAGTATAAATAAAGGCTTATTAGTATCTGCATAATTAGTTCTAATCATATAATTATCAGCAGCTATATCTCTCTCTCCATGTATATTCATTCTAAAAATAGGCTTCTTAGTATCAGAAGATGTAGGGTAGTGACTTAATCTACCGCCAAATATATTTAAATCTCCTATTAATTCTATTGCTCTAGTAGTAAAAGTACCTCCATCTACAATAGAACATTTATTTAAAGTAACTTTAGCCCCAGCTGAAATTTCAGTAGATTCTATAAAAGTACAATTATTAAACTCTATTTCATCTACGAACAATGAAGCAGTAGGGTAAGGAGCAGTAGTTATAATATTTTTAGTGTTATTTACTTCTATTCTCACATCTGTATTAGTAGAGTATTTATTTTTTATATAAGCAGCTCCATGTAAACCTACATAGTTATCTACTACTAAATCCAATTTACCATAAGTACCTGCTGTTTTTTCTAGGAATGTAATATCTCCATTATTATAACCTGTATAATTACATGGAGCAGCATTACCTATCTTACCAATACAATTAGTGATATTAACTTGACATGCTGTACTTGCTCCACTATCTTCATTCTCAATATTAAATACTGACATTCTATCAGAACCACTAACATCATCTATATAACCATAACAATTCTCAAAAGTAAAAACTGTACTGTTACCTCCTGATTGACAAATAGCTGAGTATGCAATTGCATCATCTACTGATGATATAGATTTACAATCAGATACAGTACAGTTTAAGCTACCTGTCCATGAGTTTAATTCAAACCCTATATTATTCTCAAGAGAGATGCAAGAATTAAAAATACCTCTATGATAATCTGATTGAAAATCATATGCTGTTACATTCTCTGATACATGAATAAAACCTCTATTAGTATTCTCAGCTACACACCCCTCTACGGTAAACTCACTAACAGGCTCTCCCCAAAAACCTGCATTATATTCAGTGCCTCCGTAATCTTTACCTTGATTATGCCCATAAGATGCTCTACAGTTCACAAAAGATATATTTTTACTACTACCTGTAATAAATCCCATTCTAGTAAAATCATAAGCTCGAGAGTTCATAACAGTTATATTAAGACTATTGTAACCTACATACATACCATCCCCAAACTGAGACCTAGTTCTCTGAGTCCTTAGATTATTGACAGTACAATTATTTGACTTTGTAAGTTTTAAAGCACCTGATGAAGTGTTTTTTATAAACATATTCTCAAATACACAATTAGATATTTGGTTACAAAAAATACCACCTCCGCCTAAAAAGCTATCATATTGAGTAGACCAATTAGTAGGATCTTGATTAGCTGCTCCGCTAACTACTGTACACTGACCGTCTATCTGAAAATCACTAAAAGATAACCCTGTTACACTAGATATATTTAGAGTAGCTTTTTGTAATGTTAAGTCGTTAAATTTAAATAAGCAGTTATTTCCTATAATACTCTTCTTTATATAAATAGTATCTGTGACTATAGCAACTGCATAAGGGTACTCTATAGCATTAAATCCAGCTGCATCATTTGCTGCTTGGATAGCTACTGTATCATCAGTAACTCCATCAAACTTAGCCCCAAACCATTTAACATTCACAGCCCCATCATATTGTCTTACCCAACCATTAAAGATAGTACCACCATTATTAACACCACTTTGTGCACCATCATATATAAATACTCCACCTCTATCACTATCTTTTACAATAGCTGTAGTATTAATCTCTTTATTCGTATTTAACAATAGTAGTTCATCTATATCAGCTACTACTATTGCACCCACATTACTACCATCTCTGGTAGTAATCTTATCTATTATTAATTCACTCATTAATTAGTCCTTATTATTATTTAATAAAATCATGTTCTGTTAATTTATCTTTTACTTGTTCCACTATAAAATACCCCTATACAGCTGTAACAGTTATTGAGCCACTACTAACACCTATTTTAAAATAAGCATTTGTGACCGCATCTCTAACAATTACCCCACTATCTACATGGTTCATAGTTAAATCACCTGTCATTCCTATAGACCCATCAGGGGCTAAATAAGAACTACCTTGCTCAGTACCGGAGTAAGCAAACAACCTTTCTAATCTAATAGTACCCTCACCAACTACATTATGGAAAGTGAATTTTATTTTATCTACTCTTTTATAATTAAGCCCTGTAGGGATAAAGATAAACCCTTTAGTGTTAGTTGTAGTATCATATAATGTTGTTACTGTTGGTGTAGCTTCATCAGTAGTCATTTCTATTTTAACAGTACTTGCTGAATAGTAAGTATCAGATGTTCCTTTTTCTCTACCAAAAGAACAGCCAAGCATAAATATATCTTTTGTGCCTCCTGAAACACCTATATCTATTTCTATCTCTTGTGTTGTTCCCTCAGCTATCTCGTAAAATGTATTTTTTTGTGGTTTAAATATTTCCTCTCTTTCAGGATAAGTCATAGCGGGTGTGTATGTAGGACCGTATAAATTACCATGTCTATATGCTAATATATCATCTACTGACTCAAAAGAGTATGAAGTACTTGAGCTGGGCGGGGTAGCATTTTTTTGAGGCATAGGAACAAATTGAGTTCCACTCATAAATACATTATTGCTACCTAAATCTTCTGTTTGATAACTTTCAACATGACCTACAAATACATTCTTGGATGTATCCTCGCCAAGCTTAATAGCTTCATCTGTAGCATTGCTCCAATCCCAAGTATGAAATCCCATAAACTTATTAGAGCCCCCCTCATATAGGTAAACACCTCTCCAAGACACAATAGGGTCTAAACCTTTTATAGGCTGTAGGTTAAAACCATTGAAATTATTCCCGCTAAAGTCACAAGTTGATTTAAGTCCAGCTTCTTTAAAGTGATCTATTAATATTGATGTAAAATTATTATTGGTTACATACTCACCAGCTGTACCACTTGCTGTACCATAAGCATTTATACCTATTTTACATTTTTTAATCATACCCCTACTCATAACTACACCGGTAATTCTGCACCCTGTTGTATCAAAAGTTACACCTGTCACATCTAAACCATAATCAAGGGATTCAATATGAAAGTTATCTACTGTTGTTACATTTGAGTTTCCATAATTTTCACCCCCGAAATATAAACCTAATGAGTTATCTGTAAATACAAGTCTAAAGTTTGATATATGAGACCCAACACTAACTACTACTTTTTTACCATCTGCAGCAGTAATATGAGCATTATTAAAATCAACCTTTGCTCCATCTAACACCATATCCTCTGATAATGTGTATATCCCATAATCTACCTCTACCTCACCAAAAGTACTAAGTACATCATTAATAGTTATACCTAGACTAGGCATAAGCTCAGCCCCGATACCAAACCATTTTACATTAACAGCTCCACTATAGTTTCTAATCCATCTACCATCTACTACACCAGTAGCTTCAATAATAGTACCGCCATTATCATCTTCAATAGAAGTACTATCCCAATAGAAAGTACCTCCACCGCCATCACCTTTACTATAGTAGCCTAATAACTCTACTGTAGCATTAGCTTCTATCTCAGGATTTAAGTTCTTCATATTAGCAATACTATCTACTACTACAGAACCAATCCTATCTCCATCCAAGTTTAATACTTGGTTTGCTTTAATTGCACTCATATTATTCCTTTCTCATTAACAAATTACCCATGTAGAACCTTCAGGTACAGTTACAGTTACACCTTCATCTACAGTTACAGGTCCTGCACTGATAGCATTATAATCTTCTGTAATTGTCTTATCTGATACTATTCTTTTATTGTGTTGAAACATACCTTGAGAAGTTGTATTGCCAATAGAGCCAACTCCTTCTTCAATAAGGTCTGCAATACCTGCTACCGCTTCAATGTCAGCTAGTGTTTGAGTATTAGCTAAGGTATTCATATCCTCTAATACCTCAACAGCTGCAATTGTATTAACATCTAATATGTTGTCTGCTACTGTTACTATAGTCGCAACATTTTGTACTGCTAGAACCACATTATCCATATTAGCCGCAACTATACCTGCATCTGTAGGTGTTAGTAACAAGTCATCAGGTGTTGTACCTACCTGTAGTGTTAGTGTACCTTCTGCAGGGGCAGTGTGAAACACCGCTGCATTGTTAATTAAATCATAGTCATCTGCACTTATAGCTACACCATCAAGGTATATTTTAAGATGGCTCTCACTTAATACATTTAATCCTATTGTAAATATTCTCTGACTACCATTTGAAGGCAGTACTTTATCACTTACCATTATATTCCTTTACTATTATTAGTATATAAACCTTCATAATTCAATGAAGTAATATTGAAGCTTGTGCTTCCACTATCTTTAAGTGACAGGATAACATCATCTGTATTACCCTGTACCATAAATTTCTTATCATCAAGAGATTTAGTATTGTAGTAATCTACACTACCTACTCTTCTCTTATTTTCTACCACTAGTGTATAGGGCCCACCATTTGTATTAGCTACCCTAACTGCCTTAAACTTAAGACCACCACTTAATGTGTCTACTCCAGCATTACCTGTAGATATACCCCATTTACTTAATTCAATTGAAGCCTCATATGGAACTACTCCATCACTATATTGTGTAAGTGATGTAGGCTCTAGTACTATATGGTGTAGCTTCATAACACCTTCATCCACTGTCATAACAGCTAGTGTAGAATCTACCATAGCCATGTTTATAACATTCTCCGGCATTACCCACTTGTGCCATGCTGATTGTGCTTTCTCTTCACCCTGCCAGTAGAAACTATATACATAAATGATATTATCACTACCTGTAGCCATGAACAACATATCATATTTAGAACTACCTGCCATAACCTTCATACCTGTTGGTACATATTGTGGACAATGTGCTGTAATATTAGCCGCATCATTAGCCGCAGTATCAGGTACTACAAAGTATTCTCTAACTTGTGTAGTCTCTTCTTTATTAATAGTAAAGTATACATTAGGTCCAAGTCCTACTGGTTTAATGAATCGGTTAGTATCGAAGGCTGTTGACTGCTGTATTGATACATCTTTAGGTGTTAGTGTTTCTGCACCAGATAGTATGAATTGTGCTTTGTCTCCAAATAGTAACAGTTCTTTATTAAATGGTATAGCATATCTAAGTGCTACCACTTGACTACTATCTACTGCTACATCTATCGGGTCACTATCTAGTACATCAGTTACTGTTGTAGGGAAGAAGTTATAATACTCACCTACCTCTGACATAACTATATTCTCTCCAGATATAAGACCTAGTCTATTCTTAAAGAAAAATACATCAGTAATTGTATTACCTACAAAGCTTGGCTCTGATGCACTAAGCTCATCACCTGCTGTACGCATACCCCAAGAACTTGTGTTTAGTATGTTACCATATTCATCTTCTAGTGGTATTTCAGTACTATCATTAATCACATCAAAGTAGAACTTAATATCACCAGCTGCATCTTGTCCTCTAGCTAGGATGTGTGGCATTGTAGATGCATCAATTGTATTATATAGGTTAGGCTTAACTGTTTCTTTATACACACCCTCTATATATTGTACATAGTATTCATCAAAGTTAGATTTATCATCACCTGTGATTTGAATAACACTACCTTCAAAACCTAAGTTATTAGGTAAATCCTGAAGCTTCTTAACACGTCCCTGCCAACTCTCACTAGCTTGGTCACCCCATGAGTCACTACCTGTGTATGCTTCATTACTCTCAGCTACATTCATAACTACTGAGCCTCTAGCAATACCTCCAATAGCAGCAGCTAATAAGGAAGCAGCTGATGTAGAGTCATGGTGTATTGCTTCCGTTAATAATGCCCCATTCTTATATATGTAGTATGTGTGCCGTAAGAGAGCATTGTCACCTGTTGCTGCTCCAGCACTACGTTTAACCCAATAGAAGAATTGACTCTCCCATGCACCTGGTTCTATCTCTATAATTGAATATGATGTAGTACCTTCAGTACCATGTACAACATCTACCCATGCTACACCTAATGTTATAGTGTGTGAACCATCAGAAGCTAATCCTTTAGGCCCACTATGGTTAATATCTTCTATAGCTATTACTATGTCTACTAATGCCTCAGCAATTAGTACTTCAACTTCAGTATTATATTGTGCATCCTCTGTCTCTAGAGAGGTATTAATATCAAGTGTCTTAATATAAGATGTACCATCTACATTAACTGTAACTTCAATAGTACCTTCAGTGGTATATGTATAAGGGTATCCTCCACCTTCACCTACTAATGTATAGTTACTACATCCTAGTGTCCAGTATGTTGTTTCTACATCTGACCCTAGTGTTGTATCCATCTCTACTGTTTTAGTCTTATTAACAATATATGTTATATCCCCTATAGTAGTTAATGCAAATGCTTCTTTAGCTGGTGTAGTTCCTGTAGTCAAATAGACATCTGTACCACTATTAATAGGAGTACCATCTAAGTCGAAGGTATACCAGCTACCCCCATCAATAGCTATGATGTACTTCTCTAAGTCATCTCCTCTATCGTATGTGTGAACAAATACATCCTCCGTTAGTGATGTATTATTAGCCATGTATTCTAGTGGTGGTCTTTTACCTACACCAGTAACTACACTAGGATAACAATTTATCATCTCCTCAACCTGTGTGTCCAGTCTGAGCTCAGGTGCTTGACCACTAACTCCATTATATAATCCAGGTAGTGTTTGATTAATTAACATTATCTATCCTTTCAATCCTCTAGGATTTGTAGTTCTATTTATAATCCTCATAGTTGTACTAGAGTCAAATACGTTATAGTCCCCTATATCAGAGTCCCAATTTAACACTTCTACTTTAGCTTTCTCTTCGTCATTAAGTAGGTATTGTAACATTGTCTCATTACCTGTTAACCTCTGTACCAACATACGTGATGCTCTAGTAACAATATAGTGTTGTACAATTAAAGGTACATCATCAAATGGTACATCCCATATAACCTCTGCCTCTACTGTAGATGTGAATACATAAGTAACATCATCTTTATTATATAGCTTGTGGTCCTTAACAACATAGTCCTGTCCTGTATCTGTAGGGTCTACACTTAGTGCATTATCAGGTATAGCTATGTAGCCATCCATATCAGGTACAAACTCCCATACCTTATCTGTATTAAAGTTATAACCAAATGCTAACACTTGTGTTTTAATCTCGTCTAGTACAAGACTAGCTTGTTCTGCTTCAAATATACCATCTATAGCTTCAGTAGCTCCTAGTGTTTGTTCTCCTAGGTTTTGTAGTATGATATTAATTGCATTATTTAATTTATTCATATCTTTCCTTTAGTTTATTATAGTTGTTGTTGGCCTCATATCTCAAACCAAAAAAAAGGACCAGCTAAATTAATAGCCAGTCCTTATAAATTGCTTATGCTTATGCAGCAGCAGCGTCGATTGTTACTACACAAGCTGGATTAAGTACACCATAACCCATTGCGTAAGATGAAGTCATTAAATCACCTAATTTCTCAGGGATGTAGTTAGCTTCAGATTTGATGTCAAGTAATTTAACAATACCAATTGCATTAGTAGTGAATACTACAATCTCACCAGTAGCTAATCTATTAGATACTAAGATGTTGTTACCTGCAATCTTAGTAATCTTACCAGCATCAATACCACCGTTACCAGATGTATAGTCACTGTTTGTACCTTTATCAGATTGAACTAAGTTGTAGTAATCAGCAGGAGTTACAACTACGTATCTCTCACCTGGTACATCTTTTTCATCTAAGATAGTTTGTGCTTGGAACATAGCATCAATAATCTTGTTACCTTTAACAGAAGCAGCATCAGCAATTAATACACCTGCATCAATTGCAGCAGCTTCTGGAGTAGGTTGACCTGTAGCAGCGGCAACACCACCAACACAAGTTCTAAGAGTAGTAACTACGTCACCATCAATTGTTTGTGCTAACTTTCTACCCATTTCAGTAGAGTATTGTCCTCTAACTTCATAGTGAGACATTGCTTCTTCGAAGTTATCTACAAATACAGATGCGTATTTTAAGTTATCAATAGTAATAACTCTTTCACCAGCAGCGATTCCTGATACATCAATATCAGTACCTGGTACGTGCTCAGATACAGCATCAGTATATGTACCGATAACTGGGAATGAAGCACTCTTACCTGAAGAAATAGTTCTAGTTTGNACTAGTCCCATGAAGATGTTGTTCTCTTCGAATGAAGTTAATACTTCTCCTGAGAATACTTTAAGAGCGATTGCTCTGTCTGAGTGTGCATCAAGTGTGTTAGTACCGATACCATTTGAGTGAATATAATTTGCCATGTTTTAAATGTCCTTGTTTTTATTTTTATGTTTAATATGTTAGCCGTAAGTGGCACCTACGCGTGATATTAATATGTATTGTCTTTTATTTCCATCTTTGGTATCCCTATAAATACACCTCGATATACTTAATAGGGGCATCGATTTTATAATAGTTTTAATATTAAAAAGGTAGTGACAGGCGTTTGAAAGCCTACCGACTACCTAAAAGAGGAGTAAAGAAGTTTGGTCTTACATCATCAGTGTTAAACTTGTCTAGGACATAGGTTACATCTCAATGCCAAACACAC